TAAGACTACTTTTATTATGAATGCGGATGATGATGATTATTATGTTCCTGGCACATTTAATAAATTAAGAAGACTGTGTTATAATTCAAATACATTATATATTGCTAAATTTTATAAAAAAAATGATAATACAGTTATCCCTTCTAATTTAAATCAAATTATTAAAGATGATATTGGGACACCTTGTGGTATTATTCCATTTGATATAGCAAATAAATCTATATGGGAAGATAAGTATGGGGGTGATTTTGATTATTATAATAATCTTCAAAAGCATATTTCTATAATAAAATTTTTAGATTTAGTAATTTATATTGTATAACTTAAATTGATATATGAACTATACTTAATATAAAGACTAATATAAAGACTAATATATATGTCATCGTGGGCTAGTGGCAGAATACATTTTAGAGAAAAGAAAACTATTGTTACATCAGTACACGTTCCCACAAATAATGTGACTAATAATATAAATATAGATAATAAACCTCCATCTAAATTTATATTTTCTAAAAAATCAAATAATATCGACGCAGTTATTTGTGCTATCGCACTAAATGAAGAACGGTATATTGATGAATGGATAAAATATAATCTACTTTTAGGATTTAGTCATATATATATATATGATAATAGTTATAATAATATATTAAAAGATAAAAAATCAGATAGAGTTACAATAATTCACTATCCTGGTATAGCAAAACAATTAGAAGCATATAATATATTTATATTACAATACAAGAAACGACATACATGGTGCGCATTTATTGATTGTGATGAATTTATTGTTCTAAAAAAGCATGATAATATTATTTCATTACTTAATGATTATGATGATTGTGCTTCTATAGCACTAAATTGGATAATGTTTGGTACAAGTAATGAAAAAGAATATAGGGATGAACCTGTTACTAAAAGATTTACATATTGTTCTAATAAAATAGATATTCATATTAAATCTATTACTAAATTATTGAATATTAATAATTATATAAGTCCACATTTTCCTCAGTTAAAAAATGGATATAATTTTGATACTAATAGAAATATTATACCAGAATCATTAAATCCAAATGGTGATGCTACAATAGCATATATTCATCACTATTATACCAAATCAGAACAGGAATTTAGAGAAAAAATAGAAAGGGGTTGCGCAGATATAATACAGAAAAGAAGTCTTGATGAACTTAATGATGTTCATTCTAAAAATAATGATATATATAATTCTGATGCTTGGGATTTTTACTCTAAACATTTATAATTCTATTCAGACAATTGAATAATCTCTTGATATGAATAAGTTAATATGTTGAATTCTGTATTTTTATTCTCATCATTAGGATTTAAATATGGATATAGTTTATAGTATTGTTGTAATTGTTCTTTTGCTGAATTTAATTTATCTTTTAATGATATATTCTTTGCGCTAGTTGTTTTCCATTTTATATTCTCTGTTTTTAAATCAATCCCAAATCGGTCTCCATGCGATCCATTTGCTTTGATATACCATATATGTTTAGGAATATCATCTATAGATATTTCAGAATCAACTGGTAGTTCAATACGTCGTTCTTTTTGCTTTTGATTAATATTTTGTTCTGATTGTGTAATGAGACGTAAGTTTTCTTTTCGGTTATCTAATCCATTACGATTAATATGATCAATTGATTGTCTTGAACCCTTTCCAGGATGTTCTAATTGATTCATTACTATATTATGAAGATATAGTGCTTTCTGTTTTCCATCTACTCTTATAGTTTGAGATATATATGAATTAGCTGTGTAATGCCAATTATAATCTTTAATCTTTATAAAATCTTCTGTGTCAATTACAGCTTTAATATACTCATTCTTATACTTTATTTTCATAATAGTATATTCTGACCCATAATATATAACATGCGAATAAATAATTGGATTTCCTAGTCTTCCTGCGCATGGTATATTTATTTTAATTGTTTCTTGTGATATTATTTCCATTTTGAATATTTATCTATATTCAAAATAGGAATTTTTTAATCAAATTTTACACAAATATAATAATAGCAAATATAATGTATTCCACACCGGGAGGTATGAGGAATATTTCTAGTTACTGTAAGCTAACCCGCCCATCCCACTCATAATGCGTAGAACGTTGTAGTTCGTCGCGTACACGTACACCGTCGAGCTGAGGTTCGTGCCCACCGCGTTGTTGCTCACCGTTAGTAGCAGCGTGGTGTTATCGATGCGCGACAGATTGCACGTGCCGCTGGGTTGGTGTTGCTCGGGCTGTAGAGCGAACGAGTACACGTTAACACCCACGGCGGGGATGTTGGTGTGGTGTTGGTACGGCTGGACCCAGTTGAAGTAGTTGCCGTCGCGTACCGAGAAGCGGTCATGGCCGTTGAGCTGTAGCAGGGCCGTGATGGTCGGGTTCTTGCCCGCCATGCCCTCCACGCGAGTAACGGAGTAACCAGACTCAAGCACGGAGCGGTCCCACCAGTCCGAGAAGTTAAACGGCTGTTGTCCCTTCCACGGGTTGATGATGTTGTCATCGCAGCTCACGAACGAATCGCGTTGTACAACCCACACGAGCTCCTTGCACGGGTGGTTGAAGTTGAGCTTTAGCTTGTTGGCCGAAGACGTGATGGATTCACCGCCCGTGAACTGTAGCACATCAATGAGGTATTCGTGAGATACCTGGGCGAACTTGCGGCGCTCGTCCGTGTCAAGGTAGATGTAGTCAATGTACAGAGACGCCGCGGCCAGGCCGCATTGTCCCACGCGGTTGCGCACGGCATGCGGGTCGCTCGAGTTGCTGTAGTCCCAGCACAGGTTGTTGAGCGTGTTGAACTCAAGGTTGATGCGCACTTCGTGGTACTGGAGCGCAATGAGGGGTAGCGCAAGGCCAGGGTTGCGGCAGAACCAGAACTGGAGGGGAATGTACAGCGTGTACATCGGCGAGCAGCTGGTAATGACTTCGGATGTGAGGGGTTCACCTCCATAGCAGTCATTGTCGCACGTGCTTCCACCCTGGTATAGCAGGTTGGTGAGCTCGGGGACGTTGCCAACCATCTTGGCATAGCCGGCCTGCTTGCCAGGCTCCTGGGTGAGCTCGTTCCAGATGTGGAGCCACTGTCCGTATTGCTTGTCAATGCGTTGGCCACCAATTTCGATTTCAACGTAGTTGATAATGTTATGACCAATCCAGTTGAGCCAACGGAACTGGGCACCAGAGCCATCCGTGGACTGTAGCTGTACCTGGGGTAGAGTCGCCTGTAGGTACATGCGGTAAATTAAGTCACCGTTGCGTTGAACAGTGCATGTCACCTTCTTGCCGAAGTTAGGGGCACCATTGAAGGGGTTTTCAATGGACTCCATGGCAAAGTTGGTGTGACGACGGTACACCACCTTGAAGAACGTAATTTGGGGGTTACCAGTTAGGTAAACATCCTGGGCGCCATAAGCTACGAGTTGCATTAAACCACCACCAGTCATTTTTTTATACTTAGATGTAAGATAATAATTTTTGGAAAAACATAATTTTTAAAAAAATATTTTTTTTCCAAAATAGGCCGGAGAGATATTTAATATATTTTTACTAATACAAATACGTAATAATATAAATAATACGCATATTAGCATATCATACTATAAAATTTAACATACCGGGATTTATAGACAATGTCTGAAGTAAAACCTAAATATGTTTTATAAAAAGTACAAACATGATAAATATTTATTTTAATATAAAGATTGTAATAGTGTTAATATATGTATTTATAAATATATATATGTAAAGAATGTAATGAAAAGAATTTTATCCTCATCAAAAAATAAAAATATATGTGTAGAATGTAAAGGTACAAATATTTGTGAATATAATAAATGCTATAGTTACTATGTAGAATGTAAGGATAGAAGTATCTATTCTTCTATCAAAAACTAAAAAGCACTATATAGAATGTCAAAGGATGAATGTATAATAATATAATATATTATACTATCACTTTGTATAATAAAAAGTTTGTCTTATATATGTAATATTCTTATATCCATAAATATAATATATTATATATAATATAAAGAAATATAATATATATATATAAGTATAATATTATATTTA